GAGCAGTATGGGGAGGTTGTCTTTGGGGAAAAGGTCAGTCAGGCCAGCGCGGCTGCCAGTCTCTGGTCCCTGCAGGGGTCAAGGGATGGGTACATGGCGACGGCTGGTGCTGGCGGCCCCATTACGGGTAAGGGGGCGGACTTGATTATTATTGATGACCCCATTAAGAATCAGCAGGAGGCGTTGTCTGCGGCACACAACGCGAAGCTGGTGGAGTGGTACCGCAGTACGGTTATTAACCGCCTGTCGCCGGATGGGGCAATTATCGTCATCATGACCCGCTGGGCGTATGATGACCTGACGGGGTGGTTGTTGCGGGAGGGGGCTAAGGTGGCTACAGCCGGACGGCGCTGGCATACGGTTGTGTTGCCGGCGGTGGCGGTGGCGGAGGGTGAGTGTGACCCGTTGGGGAGGGTGGCGGGGGAGGCGCTGTGGCCGGAGAGGTACAGTTTGGAATGGCTCCAGGAACAGCGGGCTTGGGTAGGCAGTTATTGGTGGAATAGTCAGTACCAGCAAAACCCGGCGCCGCGCGGCGGTGATATGGTACAAATGTCGTGGTTCCGCCGCTACCGCGTTGCGCCGGAGCGCAGGAATGCCAGTATGGTTGTGTTGTCGCTGGACACGGCGCAGAAGGGGGCGGAGGTCAATGCCTACACGGTTATTGGTGTGTGGTTGATTTATAATGAGCATTACTATTTGGTGGATGTGATCAGGGACCGTTACACACACCCGAGGTTGCTGCAGATAACAAAGAATCTAATCTCGACGTGGCGCCCACATGTTGTGCTGGTGGAGGACAAGGGTAGTGGTATCTCCCTGGCCCAACACCTGGAGGATGATGGCAAGCCGGTTAAGCGTGTAGAGCCTACGGTTGATAAGGTAATACGGTTTAGCAATGAGTCACCGGCCATAGAGGCGGGCAACGTGTATTTGCCAGAGGAGGGGACGGCGCCCTGGTTGTTTGAGTATGAGCAGGAGGTTCAGTCTTTCCCGAACTCCATTTTTATGGACCAAATTGATATGACCAGCCAATTCCTTGCCTGGGCGCGAGAGAGAAGCTCTGGTGTTGAGATGTTTTGATGTGCGATACTATGGGTGTGTGATTGAATTTGAATTGAAATTACGCGAGTATTTGAGTCGTTTTCGTTTTGCTAGCCATAGCGCCTCGCGTGCGCGTGCGCGTGAGGGGAGCCGTTGGGGGTGCTGTGAGAGGTGAGAGATGTTTGAAAGGGTAAAAAACTTCTTTGGTGGAGAGAAACAACAGATAGCCCCAGGGGTGACATCCGCTGGTTTGTTTGGCACCTCCTCCCGCCCGCCCCGCAGGGGCACGACAGAGCTTATCTCGGTGTACAACGATAGCCCCTGGTTGCGAGCGGTAGTTCACAAGGTTGGCCAGGGTGTTGCTGAGACCCAGTGGCGGCTGTTCGTTGCCCGCACTGGTGGCGGGAAGGCGATGCGGTATGTTGGCGCTCAACGGGCGCCCCGCACGGCACGCCGGCAGATGTTGGAGTCTGTGGTGCGGCGTCCCACAGTGGATATTGATGTGGTGCAGGAGGTGGTAGACCACCCGCTGCTGGATTTGTTGTCCATGGGGAATGGGGAGCTTTTGGGCTACTCCGCACTCCAGGTCACACAGGTACATTTGGATCTTGCAGGCGAGGCTTTTTGGGTGAAGGAGCGTAACGCTGCTGGCATGCCAGTTGCATTCTGGCCAATACCGCCGGATTGGGTCAGAGAGTTGCCAACGCGGGATAACCCGTTTTACCGCATTAGCGCCTCTGCTGGTACGCTGACCAATGTTGAGGTGCCTGTGACGGAGGTTTTGTATTTCCGCGACCCGAATCCCTCCAACCCCTACGGTCGTGGTAGTGGTGCTGCTCGGGCGTTGGCGGATGAGATTGAAATTGATGAGTTTGCTGCCAAGCACCTTAAGTCCTTCTTTTTCAACCGCGCGCGTCCAGACGTTATCATTAGTGGCGAGAATATAAGCCGGGAGGATGCAAAGCGGTTGGAGCTGCAGTGGCGGGAGCAGCACCAGGGGTTTTGGAATGCCTTTAAGCCCTTGTTTTTTAGCCGCAGTATTGATGTGAGCCCGTTGTCGCAATCATTCGAGTCCATGCAAATGGTGGAATTGCGCAAGCAGGAGCGGGATGCTTTTATCAACGTCTTTGGCGTACCGCCGGAGAAACTGGGTGTGATTGGGGAATCGAAGCGCAGCACTATTGCCGCCGCTGACTTCTTCTGGACGAAAGACATTATTGTCCCACGGGTAGAGATGCTGCGTAACTTCCTGCAGTGGAAGTTGGTGCCTGATTTTGACGCCCGCCTCATCCTGGATTATGACACGCCCATTGTGCAGGATGAGGAATTTGAGCTGCAGTCCATGCGAGCTGCCCCTTGGGCTTATACGGTGAATGAGTGGCGTAACCAGGCGAACCGGCCGGCTGTTGAGAATGGTGACCGACACCTGTTGCCGCTTAACCAGATGCTGGTGGATATTGCTGCTGGTGAGAATGTGGATAACAGCAACCAGGGTAATGACCCGGCGGACAGTGAGGTTGTGGATGGTGAGGGAGAGGCAGAGGCAGAGCGTGCGGGAGAGGTAGGGGAGTTTGATGTAAAGACACTGGTGCAAACAGTGTTGCCCACGGTCCGAGCCCGTTTTTTGGACCACGTGAAAAACAGCCGCCGGGCTAATAGTGGCGCCGGCGGCTGAACCGCGCCCGGTGTTGGACTGGCGGGGTGCCAGCGCGGTTTTTGGGCCGCTCGGGCTAAGCTCCGCTGCCCTCTCTGCCCTTCTCCCCCCACCCCACCCCTAGGGGTAGGGTAGGGGTAGCCAATGGGGTTAAGCACGTGAGCTTTGTCGATTTATACCGACACGGCAAAGCGCCACATTTTTACCGACCAATAAAAGGGCCAGAAGGCGCCGCATCCCAAACTGCGCACAAGTTGTGCCTGCTCCTCCGACGGGTAGGTGCCTAGCGGGTGTCTACCCTCTTCCAGCACCCACGCGGCGCCAAAGGTGTAGATGGAGCCAAGTATGTAGCCAATGGCCAATGCCTTTGTCATGTGTCGCCCCTCCCGCTCAGTACAACACGCTGTACCCGCGCCCTTGCAGGCATTGGCGTACTATCTCCCGCTGCTTATCCCACTGTCCGGCCGTGCCGCCGGCGCCGCCGGCCACACCGCCATACCCAGCACCAAGGCTCGCGCCAAATCCCGCGTCCCCTACTATTGCCCCGGTTATTGCCCCGGCTAATGCCCCAAGCGCGGCTCCGGCCACAGCTCCGCCCGCTGCCCCTGCGCCTACATTAGTATGACTGGCTGCAATTGCTTTGCACTCACGCAAGTCCTCCGCGTACTGCGCCGGCTCCACAACCGCTGCCGGGTCTACTACCGGGGTATAGGCTACGCTATCACCATACCCGCATGGCGGTACCGTTTTGGTGCCGTCCTCGCTGACAGCGAAAGCGTTGTGCAGACATCCACCATCCGCCACCCGTTGCGGGCCGCCGCAGGCGTAGAGCGAGATTGTTAATGCCAGTAACAGGTATTTCATGGTTGCTACCTCCGCGTGGTTTTAGCTCCCCAGGAGCGGCTCCAAGGTTACCGTGTCTGCGTCCATGCTGATCACTCCCCGTCCGCTACCGTACTGGACCAAAGAACGAGACGACGTTTCTACCCCACGGCTCATCGTCCGTCAGGCAAACAAATCGCTGCCTGCCACCGTAAAGCTTGCTATGGCAGACGCTGCACGGTGACGAGGTGAATTTTAGGTAATCATCCCCGTCATCCTCCCCCCAGTCCGGGTATATGCAACCCCCAAGCCGTTGTACCTCTTTTCCGATTTTCTCTGCCTTTTCTGCGTCCTCTTCTGTGTGGCCCCCGCCACAATCGGCTCCAAACACCAGGTGGATTACACAGTCCATGCATATCCACAACACGTGCTGCGTTGACATTGCTCTGCCCTCCTATAATTTCCCCGCTTCTGCCAAGGAATATGTTTTTGTCCCGCCCACTATAATGTGGTCGAGCACCCGCACATCAACTTGGGCAAGGGTCTCCCTTGCCTGCATTGTAAACCGTATATCCTCCTTGCTGGGCGTCTCGTCCCCGCTGGGGTGGTTGTGTGCGAGGATAACCGCCCCCGCGTTTTGCTCTATGGCACGCCGGACTACGGCGCGCATGGGTATATCGCAGTGGTTGATTGTACCCCTGTAGAGCACCTCAAACCCAAGTAACCGGTGGCGGTTGTCCAGCCACATACAGCCGAACACCTCCTCCGGTTCCTGTGCAATGTTGAGGGTTACCAGTTTTTTGCTGTCTTCCGCTGTGGAGATAAACTTGCGGTCGGTATTGGTGCCCAACCGCGACTCCAATATACGGATTGCCTCCGCAACCACCGCGTCCTCGCGGGAGCGTCTGTTCTCGTCCCCGGCTGAGGGGGTATAGTCGGGGCTGTCCTCGTCCTTGGTGGTGTGGTCGGTTTTCCGCTTTGCCATTGCAGCACCTCCGTTATGGTAGTTATACATATAGTATAACAGGTAGTTATGATTGTAAAGCCCGTGATATGGTGTTGGGTGTTAGTGGTGCTTTATGGGGAAGTCGGTGTTTTTGGCGCTGGACATTGGCAGTCCTTGCCGCGCCCGCTGATTGTTTATATTCGATGTACTGGCGCTTGCCCCCAAGTGTACAACCCAGCCGATAACGAGGGCAATGCTGGACAGGGTTATAAACAGCCACCCAACGAAATCGTTGAACGAGAGACACAAGTAGCCCAGGGCGCCCAACGCCACGGCCTCTATTGTCTCCGATATGCTATTACTCATACAGCCTCCGGGAATTCATCTCTGGTGTCGTAGACAAAGGATCGTCTGCGGGAGTTTGTCCGCAGGATATTCCACGCATTTATGCATGTGCCTAACACAACTATTTTCTCTTTGTGATGCGACCGGAAGCCAATGCCGGTGGCGCGCATTTTGATCAGCCGCTCTCGCAGCCGGTACAATATATCCTCCTTGGTCAGCATCACACCGGTGTTTAGTTTATCAAAGAACTGGTTTGCCTCTCCTTGGCTTTGTCGGGAGAAGATGTAATGCAGGAATCCACCTGCTGCTGGCGGCATGAAGTCTTTGGTTTGCATACCCACCCGTATGCTCTCCCGTATGCCACCCTCCTGCTCCAGCAAGTCCTCCAGATCTTGTGGAGTAACCACGGCGTTTACATTAAGCAGCTCCCGCATTGCTCCACACCGGTAGCAAAACAGCATGCGTAATGCTGACGCTAGGTTGTTGGCGTTTTTCTCGCCGCGCATGCCCAGGATAGCGCCGTTTGACCGTACGGCGTTGCGGTCTATGCTGTCAAAAGCCTCCGGTGTCACTCCCCATACCACCAGGGCCTTGATGCTTTTGCCGGTTTTGATGACGGCCCGCAGTCTGTGCTGACCGTCGATTAGGTGACCTGTGCGATCAAACTTGATTGTGTCGCCCGTCAGCCTCCATTGGTTCTGTAATATTGCCCGCTCCGGTTTGGCCATCGCCCTAGGGTTTAGCCGGCGGTTTGTTGGCAAGTTCTGCTCCAGCCATTGGGCTGCCAAACTATCCTTTAGCAGTTGTGTCATCATACTCATTTTGTCCTCCTGCTTTGCATGACATATTCAAATGCCGCACTGCGTGGCTTTCCGTGGGCACCCCACTGTTATACGCCTCAGCACGGCGTAGCCACCACGCAGATTCCTGTGTGTTATGTTCCGTCTCCCGCGCCCTCCTCTTGCAGTATGCCTCCAGGGTTATTACAAGCCCTTGCTTTATCATCAAACCCCCAGCGATTCGCCGTGTGTGGTGTATTGGCCTACATATGTATATACCTACACCGTGCGGCATGCAAGCTAGTGGGCTGATGTTATTAGTGTTTTACTTGATTAATTTCTGTGTCAAATGTGGCCAGCTCTTGCTGGAGTGTTGGGATCAGTAACGATAAACCAGCCTCGGAGAAGCGCATTTTTAGTGCTTGGTATGCGACTGCGATTGCATCTTTGATCGGGGGGCGGTTTGTCGTGTCGTTCAGGAAGGCCAACTCTTGGGAAGTAAGCGCCCCTGCGTGCTGTCCCATCGTTGCCCTCACTACTGCGGGCATTGTGTGTGTCAGCATCGAAAACACTACCACCATTTTCCTGATGTCGTTGTCACAAAGCCCCCGCACTATATCAAATACAGTGGCACAGATCAGCAGCTCCTTGCCAGTAATGCAAACAACTTGTTTGTACACTTTCTCCTCCTCTTCCATGCCCGCTCTCCTGACGTTATATGTAGCGCGCGGCTACCGGATCACGCTTGCTGTGGGCTCGTCGCTGGATTTCCTCCGTGATGTTGGCCAGCTCTATTTCCACCGGCACACGGTCCTTCTTTTGCAGCCTGGATTTGCCCGACTTGGATAATGCTGCAGATATTTTCCTTGCCCTACGGACAAGCGCCGCTGTTTTGCCTTTCATTCGAATCCTCCTGCGGCAAGGCGGTACTGGTCGCCTTGCAGTAAGTATAGCTGGCCTCGGCCGGTGCCGAGGCCAACGCCAAACGATTTGTGGCAGTCCTCACACATCACGGCCCAGGGGCCGTGATGTGTGCGGCCATCGACCAGGATCGATGTGCACACTCTGTGACATAAATCACAGGTTGTGCACCCCATCCACACTGTGCCGGTTTTCATAGTTGCAACTCCTCCACGCGGCACGGCTTGAAATACATGTCGCGCTCTATGGGCAGTCCTAACGGGCCTCGGGACTGTTCCAGCTCCCGGAGTGAGAAGTACCCCCACTCGCGCTCCAGCCCATGGACCCAGCCAAAAAACACCCAGCCACCCTCGGACTCCTCTCCCTCGACCACGTACCAAGTCCAGTTGTTATCGGGGGTGAAGAATTTGCACCGCACAATCTTGTCCCTTGCTGGTGTGCCTTCTGTGGCAAGGAGCTTAGGCAAGCGCTTGATGATTTCTTTGGTTAAGAGTTTCATATGTTACTTCCTATACGCAAGACCAAACCAATTCCCACTCGTCGTCCGTGCTGTCACGGCAGTAAAGCGACACATTCCCGTGGTCGTTGCAAAACACCGCCTCCGTGTGTCGTTCGACCTCGTCTAAATCTGATGGGTCGTTGACCGTCGCCACCTCACCGTCGGCGACAGCGCGTTGCAGCATATCCATGTTGGGCCAGAAACCATAGTCGCTCAGGTCTCCTTCATGCGGACCAAAGTAGCAGTAGGGAGGGGCCATGTTGTTGAGCGCGTCCATTAACTGCTCCAACAACTCCTCTCCCTGGCCGTTATCCCATCCATGCGTAAGGTACTGGTCGGCGGTATCGATCAGCAGCTCGACTGCGTCCCTGTCTTGTTTGTCCAGCATGCTCTTGTAGTGGTATTTTATCTCCGTTCCAAAAGCATCTATTAGCTCCTCTGTGAGCTGCGTCCCACGCGATACTAAACCAATGTTTGGGTGATACATTGCACACCTCCAGTTACTTGGTCATATGTAGCACTTGCTCAAGGGCGTCCCGCCTTGTGTTCCATATTCCTGCGTAGCACAGGAGTGCCCCGTCTTGTGTGCGCCGGATTTCGGCTGCCCACTCTCTGGCGGCTATTTTTTTTATTTGCCCGAACCGCCCGTCCGGCAAGCTAACCCTGTAGCATCCTCGGTAATGCCGTCTCAGTATTGCCATGTTTCACCTCCTTGCCGCATGGTGTACATTATACATAAATATACACCATGCGGCAACCCAACCTCAAAGCACAGTAAGCCCAGCTCCGGCCGCCGCAATGC